CTAAAAAGTTCAAATGCCGAAGTATTTTTGGCGCTAGGAACAAAATCTCTAACTCTACGCTTGACTACAGGACCGCTTCTAAAAAGTGTCGTAAGTCTAGAAAAAAGGTTTTCGTCTTTCTTTGCCATAATTCCTACTTATAGATCCACATGAGTTCAGGTGGAATGTTATATCTATTTATGTTACGTGTATTGATTAGATCGCGCTTGCTTTCAACGCGTCGGCGACTTTCACCTGTCAATATGTCATTTGCAGCGCCATTAAAATTATTTGATTTAATTGACATACCTGCAAGCATTGCATGATTCAAGACAGTCGTGTCTTTGCCGTGTTCAGCAGACGCATCATATAACCAAACACCTATTGCCATGCTCATGACGAGATCATCATTTTCACCCTTCATGGCTTGTACACGATTATCATTCCACACGAAAGTCTTAAGTTCATCATAAAACCTTGATGAGTAAGATATAATCTGTTTGTTTCTTATAAGCTCTTCAAGCTTAGTCAGGATCAAAGAGCGAGTCTTTCCTGACGTACTGAATCCTGCAGTTGTTGTGTCTCCTGGCGAGACATAATCACCAATGTACACAGCTTGGCTCTTTTGATAGTACATCTTAGGATAATTTAGGTCACGCAGCCTAATAATCGTTGCATAACCAAAACTATTGTTTTCAGGACACATTAAGGCTTTGTTGTATTTTAGCCCGTAATCATTGAGTAAGTCACCGAACCTATCAGGTGCAATTTTCCCCTTGTACTCGACGACAATTTCACCTGTCATGAGATCAAACACGTGAAATGCAGAGTAGTCCTTTCCGTCACCTCGAGCTACGTCTGCAGATATCACATATTTGTGTTCTGCGAGAGGCTGCTTCCAAACCCAGACATTTCGATCAAATCCCTCGCGGATGACAGGAGCCTGAATTTGGGTATGCAGCCACTTTAAATCGTCATCACCTAAAAATGTCTCACCTGACGAGGCAAAATCGCACAGATACTCCTGCGCGATTTGACGAATTGTAAGATTTCTGGTCTCCTTGTCGAACCAGGCTTGATCTCGCTCGGGGTGAACGTCCCAATTAAGCTTGACAGGCTTGAACTCATTAATACCAGCCTCAGCATCTTTGTACAGTTTGTAATATTGCCCGCCTACACCGTTGGGAGTTGACAATAGAATGGCCCGGCCGCCGGTCGTCAGCGTAGGATAAAGACCAGTCCAAAGAGTATCAAAGTCTCTAACAAATGCCGCCTCATCAACAATGAGAAGAGACAGTGCCTCAGAACGACCCGCATCCTCAGAAGTCGGTATGGCTTTGATTGTTGAACCATGGCTGAATTCGACCAATTGCTTGTTATTTGCTGTGACTGTCGGGAGCACAAGCCATGCAGGCAAATTGTTGATGATGGTCTTTGACTTTTTGATGAAGTTTTGAGCGACCTGCAACTTTGTTGCAATGATCAGAATGTTCTTATCTTTCTGGAAAAGTGCGAGCCAAACAGCGTAAGCAGCGACAAGAGTTGAAAGTCCGAGCTGGCGTCCTTTAACAACAATTGTGAATCTATTGTCTATGAACTCTTTGATACACTGGTCCTGGAAGGGAAAAGTCTTGAAAGGTATTGTTCCCTTTGTCGGGTGTTGGATCTTTACGTAGTTGTTAAAAAAATACGCAGGATCTCTACCGCACCTAACAATTTCACTTACCTGCCGTGACTTATTAGTCGTTTCCATGTTTATTCATTATTCAACAGTATAAACTGCCCTTCGCCTGTAATAAGCAGTTCTCTTTGGCGAGTATGCTGACATTGATATAAGTTCAATCTCGTCTGTGGAGTCACCTTTCTTTAATTTTAAGGTTGCACCTGACACTTGCTTGAATTCTTTTTTGACTTCACTGACAAAGTCACCAATCAATTTCTCAGAGACACGTTCCTCTTCTTTTACTTGGTCTCTCATGACTCTGTCAGTTACCAGATTCACGATTGTAGTGTACATGACTGTGATTGTGTCACCTGCCATCTTTGTCTTGATAGAAAAAGTTGAGCTCTTGGTCGTAGATGACTTACCAAATGTAGTGTCTAATATCCGACCTAGTACGTTAATCTTTTCAAATGTCATATTTCATCCTTTTGGCGTGCAATGCTAGCGTTAGCCTATCATTTCTATATTTATCAATCTCGGCACGACTGGGCCGCCAGCCTTGCAACCATTTTTCCTGCGATGATTCTGCCCACATCATTGCACAACTTCTGCAACATTTAAATCTAGTAAAGTACATAATGTCAGACCTGAAGTCAAATGAAAAATTGCAGACTTCACAAAACATAGGCATGTCAGACATGTTTGACTCTCGCCTTACCACCGACCATGTCTATACACAGGACATTGTCGACGATGTCTTTAATTGCATCGACGTGAGAAATGATCACTATCTTCCTGAAGTAGCTCTTAAGGTTTTGAAGGAGCCGCGCGCAAGACTCAAGATTACTTTCATCGAGCACTCCGAAACCTTCATCAATAATGAGCATGTCAGACTTAGGTAGAGATGAAATGCTGGTGAGAGCAACTCTAATTGCAATTGATGAGATCATCTTTTCCATACCTGAACCTAGCTCAATTATTCTCTTTCTATCACCATAGTTTATGTAAATTTCAATTGAATTTGAATCATCGCACTCAATCTCAACGGTAAATCCTGCGATTCCACTTAGAATCTTGGCGATCTCACTATTCAGAAGAGGTAGATTTTTAGCAATAATATTCTGGGGTATTCCTTTTTTGGAGAAAGAATTCTCAAGCAAGGTCAAAATTTCAAAGCGCTCGATATTGTCCTTAAGCGTTGACATCTGCTGCTCATTATTAGAAATCTTTTCTGTTACTCTGCCTAGTGATGAAGCAATTGAGAATGCATTGTTCTCAAGTCGACTTATGCTCTCTCTTAGGTCAAGGCACTGCTGGTGTGTCTCACTCAGGCCTTTCTCATTTTGATCTTTTAACTTTTTCTTAAGTTCTAGACGCTGCGTGTCTAGCTGCTGTTTGATAGCCTGCTTGTTGACTAGACGCTCACTAAGAATAGTGATCTGTGAAGAAGCATAGATCTTCTTGTTTTCCAGGTCCTTTTCAAGAGTTACAAGCTTATTAATCTTGTCAATTTTTGCCTTGATGTCTTCTCTGCTTGTCTCAGAAAGTTTTTCCTTAAGGACGTCAAGCGTTCTCTGCACAAGCGCTCTTGTGTTCTCTTCAATCTCAAGAATTTTCTTGCTATTATGCGCGTCTTTAATGAAGACGCAAGTTGGAAACTTATCTCCGCAAGGAACTGAATTTAAGACTTCGATGTCTCTTCTTATCTTATCGAGCTCCTTGTCTTTTGCTTCTAGCTCTTTGACGTTGATAGCATATTTCATCTCTTGGTCTGTGATCGCGTCGTGCTCTTTTTGGAGCTGGTCAATGCTAAATGCGTCTCTCACATCTTTGATCTTCTCGATCTTTTCATCATATGTCTTGATAGACTCTTGATGACTTCTAATCGTCTCTTCGAGGCCTTCAATCTCCTTACGAATCTTTTCAATCTTTGATTCTAGATTGTCAATGTCAGTGTCGGAGACGATATTATCAGAATCAGATGAAGACATCTTGGCAAGCTTAATTCGCTTGGATTCGATCTCACTCTTCACCTCATCAGACTTTTCTTCAAGTTGCGTCTTCTCAGATATAAGCAGCGCTTGTGTCTGTTTCAACGCGTCAAGACTTGATGTCATCTTTATTGATGCTTTTAGCGGGCTGAGATCTTGTTTGACACACTCGAGGTACTTGTCAAATATGTCAAGGTCTAGGAACCGACTAAGAATTTGCTTTCTACTGGTGGACTTCTCGTTGATGAACATGTTCATCTGGCCCTGTGGCGCAAGGCATGTGTAGAAGAAGTCATCTGACGTTCCGATCAATTTTCTAACGATCTTCTCGGTCTCACGACGCTGCTCATCATTTAGATCCTGTATCACATCTCCTGTACTCTTCTTCTTGAGCGACAAGACAGTGTTGGCCCAAACTTCACCCTTCTTAGGGTAGTTCTTCAAGGACTCTCTGGTGATCTCATAATCTTCACCGGCAACAGCGAGGTTTATACGGCTCTTGCACGACTCTTCATCTGCGTTTATGATGTGCAAATTTTTCATTGCACCTCGATCAGACGTGTTGAACAGGTTGTAGACAATCGTGCCAATGATCGAAGATTTTCCAGCACGATTCTTTCCAAAGATACCTGTGATGCCCTGCAGATTTTCAAAATTGATAACATTGTCCTTGCCGTAAGCAAAGACATTATCAAACTCGATATTCTTTAGGCTCCACAGGACATTTCTGGCGACCTCGTCATCAAATGTCACGGCATCAAAGTACTTGTCAAACTCCTTGAGAGAGCGAGCGATCTTTTTATCATCAACCTGCTTCTCTTTGAGATAAGCCTCAATGACGCCTTTAATGGAATCTCTATCACGTAGATTAGAACTCTTGAGGCCTGTGATGATGACCTCGTCTTTCTTTTCGGTCTTAGCGTCAATCTTGAAGACAACTTCAGAGAAGTTCTTAAGTTTAAGTGCCATGTCATGCAGGCTTCTTGCGTCGACGTCAGAAGCTTCTGCAGGTAGATTAAATCGAATTCTCGCTGTCTCAGGACATCTTGAGAGTCTAGTAATAGTTGATGCGACGTCTCCGGCCCAGTCAATGTTTAGGAAAGGATAGTCATTCTTGACAGGCACGAATTTTGTCGTAAACTTGTTCTTGCTCTTGATGTCCCAAAACAAGAAGCCCTTGTCGACATCTTCGCCATAATTCTGCTGGATTGTCGAGCCACAATAGGCGACTGTCTCCGCGTCATTTATGAATTGTCGACGATGAATGTCACCGAGGAGAGAAAAGTCAAACCTTTCAAACATCTCAAGAGTCACTTCACCTTGGATGTCATAATCACTATCTGATTTTGATCCTCTAACTGCACCATGATAAAATGCAATATTGATGGCATCACTTGCAGGCTTCACATCTTTCCAACCCTCTTCATCAAAAGGTGAAAAGACGCACCACTTAAAACCCTCAATGGGCGCATCATAAACTCCTGAATTCTTAAAAAGACGAATTCTAGGATTGTTCAATGCTGAAATGACAGGCGTGATCGCGTCTTGTCTGTCCTTGTTGAGGAGGAGGCCGTCGTGATTGCCTAGAATCACATCGACAGGTGCGATGTCAGCTAGACCGTTAAACCACCACGTGAGAATCTCAATCAGCTCAGGTGTGATGCCTTGTGTCTTTGAATGAACTATGTCTCCACCGATGTAGATGACATCAGGCTTCAGCTTGCGAAGCTTCTCAAATGCGTCAGAGAAAGAGCTTCTATATTCTGTGTGACGAGCAAGGCCTCTAAAATGAACATCAGCGAAGTGTGCAATCTTCATAGTATAATTTTATGCATACTTGACTACATTTTCATCTTTAAATTCTCGACCGCCTTCTTAATTTGTTTAATCGCTTCACTCATCTGTCCTGTACATGAACGCTCATCAAGCTTATCGTATGCATCTATCATCTCATTGATGCACACGTAAAGCATGTGCCTTGACTGACCTGGGTCGATGACGCTCCTGTCCTCGTAGTCATCTTGATCGCCAGGAACTTCGCGCTGGTGAAACAAGGCCTCATCATTGAGGATTTGAGCAATTTCTTTAACGTATTTTCTAAGGTCTTTTTCCATAATCCTAAATATCACAAAAGTGAGCCACTTTTGATATTTGAGATTTTATATCTAAAAGAAGACCTCATATTCCAATCTTCGATAGACGCTTTTGCGTAGTCAAGCTGTTCAGGTGTCATCTCGGCTATGTCTTTAGCTGCTGATGTGTCCATAATTTTAACATTGCACCCATATGAAGTCAAAAGATCAGAGATCTTTCCTATCTTCTGCGTCATGTCACTGTCAAGACAGAGGACAACATCTGTTTCATTTGCAACAATCTTTCTAAAAAGAAGAGAGTTTGAAGTCAGTGTCGACCCGAGAAGGCAAGAGCCATTCTCTCCTAAAGCTATGTGATCAAAAATTCCTTCAACAAGGTAGAGTGGCTTGTCCCAATCGATCTCTATGTCATTGAATATAATACCTGATTTATCTGTCGACGCATTCAGGTACCTAAACTTCGTTTTATGATCTATACTCCGACCTAGAAAGTAGTTCAAGTCTCCTGAATGATCGAGTGATGGGAATATCACCCTACGCGTGAACTTACCTTCAAGAGTGATTCCAATTCGAAAGCGCCACATATCACGCTCAGTGATGCTACGACGCGCTAGATAACGAAAAGCAGCTCTTACATCCGGGTGGTTTCTTTTCGCGATCGCGGTGAGCGGCACAAAACCATCAGGAAGCTCAATTCTCTCTTCAAAATCTTCCATGTCTGCCGTAAGCAGAGATGCATTGAGAAAGTGAACGCGATAGTAGTCAACAACATCTCTGCTCTTGAACTTTTTGAGTGCTGAGACTAGTGTGTTGCCGCGGGCACTGCAAACCCAACAGTGATATTTCCAAGTCTCAAGACTTATTGCAAGT